GTTGCACCACGCGCAGGCAATCGACCGGAAGCTGGTAGGCAAAGGCCCACTCCAACTCGGGCGTGGTGGCCAAGCGGTTGAGCGCGCCGCGCCGCATGGCAAAGTTCCAGCGGTGGGAGGAGAGCACCTCGTCGCGGGTCTGGTCAAAAAAGCGGTTGGCAAACTGGGCCTGCTTGGAATCGTCGGTCAGCGCCATGATGGGCGAGATGCCCAGCTTGGCCAGCGCGAGATTGGCAATGGAGGTGTCGTCAAAGGTGGCAGGCGTTTATTCGCGGCCTGCCAGCGCGTTTGATCAGTCGGGGCTTACAGTTTGTAGGCGATGAGGAAGCTGATCTTCTTCCCTGCGGTGACCGCGTTGGTGCGGGTGATCGCGGCGACCACACGCTGGGTGGCTTCCGTCACGGTGTGACGGGGCAACACGCTGGTGGCCACGGCGGGCGTCACCGCGGCAGAGCCTGCGGTGGAGCTATTGAGCGAGATGGAGGTCGCGCTGTAGCGATCCGCGTCGGAAGCATCCCCGATGGTGGGGATGGCGACGACGGAACCGCCAAGGCTGGCCTCGTTGCTCACGCGCCAGAGTTCCGGCAACGGCGTTGCGCCCACGGGCAGGACGGCCACTTCGATGGTGTCTCCGCTCGCGGCTTCGGTGCCGGTGCAGGTGTAGGTCGCTTCCGCGTAGCGGACGTCCCCATGAGTGAGGTCGCCGTTGGTGCGGTTGCGGACGTTGAGGGTCAGATCGCTCGGGGCGATGTCGGCGTAGAATGTAGCCATGTTAGTTGTTCTCCTTGGTTAGTGGTTAGAGGACTTCGTCACAGGGCACTTCGACGACCTTGGCTTCCTGCATGCGGGTCGCGCCAAGCGAGGCCACGGTGCGGATTTGCAGCGCGTGGGACTTGTCGGCACGGATATCGACATGCACTTTGCGGCCCGCGTCGGCCAGCTTGAGGCCGGACTTGACGTAGGCGAAGCAGGTGCGGACGCCGGTTCCCGCGTTGTAGGGCAGGAGCGAGGAGGACACGCGACGGAAGTTGAATCCCATGAACGTGTTGATCTCGCCGTTGACCAAGGCGCGGACGGTGTTGTAGTCGCCGCTGGTCACCTCGGTCGTGCGGAGCAAATCTTGGATTTGCTTTGCGCTGACGACCATGATGCGCGGGTCGCTGTCATCAACTTCGGCGTTGGTGAGCAGGAAGGCCGCTTGACGCAGCTTGGCGATGGTGAGGCCACTGTTGGCGGCCGCACCTGTCTCGACGTAGTCGACGGCGATCTTCTGCCCAGCGGGCAAAGCGGTCGGGGTGACTCCTGTCTCTCCGGTGTAGGCGGTGCCAAGGGCGGCATCGATGATGACCTTGTCGGCGGTGCGGGCGTAGGCGTTGGCGTGGTTGGCCACCGTCTCGCTCTGGGGAAGGCTGACCTCGCCCAGATACTCGCTGTCCCACTCGTCAAACAAGGTGGCGTGCTCGTAGGGGTACGGGCGCAGCCAGCGTTTGGCCAAGGAAACGTCGCTGATGTTGGTGTCGGCTGCGCGGCTCGTGATCTTGGTCATTTCGACCGCGCCCATTTGATTGAAGGATTTCTCCTTACCGCGAACTGTATCGACGGAGACATACTCGCGGAGCTTGGAAATCTTCTGCTGAAGCAGATGCTCCCAGTTCGACGAGAACTCGGTCGTGAAGTATTGCGGGATTTGATTAACGGCAGATGCCATAATTAACTCCTTTTGTTTTGACTAAACCGACATCGTGTCGGCCTCGTCGGGTTGTTGTTTCGTGGTTGTCCTCGGCACCACCGATTATCCGCGAGCGCGGGTCGTCGGCCTTGGGCGTGCGTTGGACAGGCTCCACAAGGAGTTGTCTGCCTAACTGTGCGCGAGATTTGCGCGGAGTGCGCCGTGGGTCAAACGAGATTTTGACTAAACCTCTTTGACCGATGGCACGGCGGCTGCTTTGCTCTGCGGCCATGAAAGGAGGATGCTCATGCAACGATCAAACGAACTGGGGTTTTACTACGGCCCCTACGGCGGGATCGGCTATGTCGAGCGCGACGGCGCGAGCGAGTCTGCGGACTTGTTCGCGTGGGCGCGTTTGCTGACCCGCCGCATTATGTCGATATTCTTGTAAAATTTAGACACATCGTTGGCGATGTGTATAGCGCACCGACACAAAAGGGGGGTGGCAAAACGTCACCCCCCCTTTCTAAACCCATCGATTTCGACGGGATTAGGGGCGCAATGCGGCGAGGAATCCAAAATTGGCCAGTGTGTAGCCAAGCCAGACCACCGACATGGCGTAATCTTTGCGAATTAGTGCCATGTCCAGCGCGGTCAGAAAATACAGCCCTGTGACGATGGCGATGGTGTAGCTGCTCATCCGATCACTCCGTCGTTTTGGCGGGCCACCCACGAGCAGACCTCGCTGACCAAGCGCCCGATTTCATCCACGCACTCCTCGTCCAGATCAAAAAGTCTGGCGTGGACAATCTCGTGGCAAACCAGTTCGATGCCGCGGTGGGCGATGGCCTCGGGGTGGATGTAGATGGTTCTATCGGTTTTCACGCACAGGCCGTCAAAGGACTCGCGGGCCGGTGGCCGCTGGATTTTGATCCGCCACGGCTTGCCGTCAATCGACACTCGTTTGGTCGGCGTGCGCTTCATTTGAGCTTGTAGTGCGGCACGGGGTAGACCCCGCGGTTGGTCATGATGCGGAACCGGCGCATCTCGGCTTGGCCCTGCGCGATGAGTCGCTTGGTGCGGTGCGTGATCGTGCTGCGTTCGCGGTTGGTCGCCTTGCCAAGTTCTTCGGCGGTCATCCAGCCCGCGGGCACCTCCTCGGTGCTGATCGAAGGCTCCTCCAGTGCCTTGCACCACTTGGCCAGTTCTTTTTCCGGTATCACAGATTGTGATTTCATAGCGGCAGTTCGTAGTGCGGGTCGAAGATGGCCAAATTCGGCGCGCAGTACGTCGCGTTGAAGTGCCCGTAGCAGGCCGCGTGACGCCATCCCAAGGTTTGCCGCCGGTTGGCGCTGTATCCGATGTCCAGCTTGATCCCGCACCCGATGTTCCAGCCCACGGCGCGGGCGTGGATGCGGGCACTCTCGACAGCCACGCGGTGGGTGTGGCCCATGATGATGGAGTGCCCCGTGTACTCCGCGGTGTCGCGGGCCGCACTGACCCCATACGCCGATCCATGTATGAGGCCCGTGTCGCGGCTCAACATGAACATGCCCTGCTTGTGCACGCCCGCATACGGAATGATCTGGCACTTCAACTTGGCCATCTCCTCTTCGATGCGCGACATGACGTTCTGCGCGGCGTAGGCCAAGACCGCGTTGGGGCTGTGCGCCAGTTCGGCCAGCCGGTGCTCGTGGTTGCCCAGCATGTAGACGTTGGGCTTGAGTTCGCGCAGGAAGGACAAGCCTTGCAGCAGGTCGTCCATGAGCGAGGCTGCGTGGTCGCTGGAGTCGCTGTCCCGACGGGCACCGGCCCGCAAGGCGCGGGCATCGATGGCGTCGCCCAGATGGACGACGAAATCGGGCTTCCACTTCTCGCGCAAGCGGAGCATGGCGTCCAGCGCCCGCGGGTCGGCCTCTGCGCCGTGGGTGCACGAGACGCAGAGGAACTTCGACCAGCCCTTGGTCTTGTTGGCCATAGGCGTTGGCGGCTTTAGCCCGCCATCGTGAGCATGCGACGCACTTGATCGACGATCTCGGGGTCGCCCTCTTGGTAGCGTTGGTAAAGCGGGTTGCTTTGGTTGGTCATGATGTCCCGCGCCCGCGCCCGCGTGTTCGACACGCCGGTCTGGTTGCCCTCGACCAGACGGTCGTCGGAGAGCTTTTCGGCAAGGGAGACAATGGCCTTGACCACCTGCGGATCGACAAAGCCGTGGCTGGCCGGATCAACGCCCGCGGTGACCGCGGCACGTCTGGCCAGTTCGATCTTCTCGTTGAACTTGTCGCCGTAGACGCGCTGCAATTCCTCGCGGCCCGCCTCCAGTTGCGCGTCGATCATGCCCGCCGCGGCCTGCTGCATCATGGCCGCGCGTTCCATGTCGAACTTCATGAACTCCTGCATGGCGCTGGCAGGCACGTTGTGCTTGTGGGCCAGTTCCGCGGCGCGCTTGGCCACGCCCTCGTCCCACGTCACGCCCTCGGGCAGTTGCTCCGGTTTGAGCTTGTAGCCTTCCGGTGAGTCGGGCAGGCCGATGGCCTTGCGGTAGGCGGCGACCTCTTCGGGCGTGGACTTTTCGCTGGGCGGGACGATGGCGTTGGCCTTCTTGCCCAGTAGCTGCTCCAAGCCTTGGTAGCTCTTGGCCAAGGCTTCCATGTCGGCCTTGTCGTCGCGCCAGAACTTCTCCGGCAACCATTCCGGTTTTTCTACCGGCTGGCTGTCTTGGACGGGCGCGTCGGTGGCGCTGCTGGGCGCACTGGCAAGTAGTGTGCCCTCGGTTGTGGATTGTGTGTTAGCGGGTGGGGTGGACGCGGGAACAGCGGCACTGTCCGCGGTGGTGCTGGTGGTTGCTGGGCTGACTGCGGTTGCATCGCTCATGGTGTGGTGTGGTTGGTTGGTGTTTTGACTAAACCCGCGCGGTTACTCGCGGGTGACGGTGGTTTTGGGCCAGTCGATGTCGCCGTCCGCGACTATCGGCTGGGAAAGTTTGTGTTCGATGAAAAGGATGACCTCGCGCTGCCCGTCGCGCAGGGCCGCGGCGATGGGATCGTAGGCGTGGTGGGCCAGCCCGCGCTCAAAGGCGGGGCGCGTCATGCGGAAGTAGGCTTTCAAGTTGGAAAGCACGGCCTTGCCGTCCTCGCTGCCGAAGACGCGGTGGTAGGCGTTGGTGATGCGCTGAAGGTCTTTCTGACGCTCCAGTTCTTTGTCGGTCGTCATGCGCCGGAGGCTTGGTTGAAGAGTCGTCCCAGTGCGCTGTCCTGCTTGACGCTGCCCGCCTTGCCCGCGGCCTCGGCCATCGTGAGCATCTCCTGCTGCTGCTGCATCTTGGCCTGCGCCTGTGCGCGGGCCGCGCGGGCCTCCTCGACGTCGGAGTCCTCGGCCAGCCAGTCGCTGGGCAGTCCGTCGTTGCGGGCCGTCTCGCGGGCGATGACGTCCCACTTGAAGTTGTCGAGCACCTCGGGACGCACTTGTGCGATGACCGCGTTGCGCTCCATCGTGCGGGCCAAGGAAAGGTTGTGCATGGCGCGCAGGGCCAGCGCGACCTTGCTGACGTAGCTCACGTCGGGTTCGGGCACCAGAGGCTGACCGGCTTCGTCCATGAGGATGGCGTCCTGCGGCGGGGCGGGGAATCGCCCGCTGCGGATGAGCAGGCCGAAGACCGCGCGCAGCATCGGGGTGAGCAGTTCGGTTGTCTTGCGGGTGAAGCTGGGGGAAAACTGGACGAGCTTTTCGGTGGCCCGCTCGGCCACCTCGGTCGCGGTCATCTGCTTGTCGATCTGGCTGAACATGCGGAACATATCGACGTGGAAGGCCCGTTCGATGGCCTGCTGCTTGCGGTTCTCGCGCTCCAAGCCGATCTGGTACTCGCCTTGGGTCAGCCACTCCTGCGGCAGCGCGTTGGCTTGTGTGGGGTCGTAATAAGTGACGCCCCCGCTGCGAAGGTCGATTTCTCCTTCGTGCGTGGCGGGGATAAGGAGGCGGGGAAATGCCTTCACTTCTGCGAGGGCGTCAAGTTGTTTGGTCAAGAAGTTAAGCTGGCGCGCTTCGGGCAGGGCGAGCCACGCGGGCGAGACGCCGTAGGGGCCGTTCATGCTCTTGACGTGGCGACCGGAGAAAAAGGGTTTCTCGTCGTAGCCGCCGTTGCGGCAGACGTGCTTGCTGGCCTGCTCGACGTAGACGCTGGCCCACGGCTTGTTCGGGCCGTCGGCCTTTTTCATGTCGCGGTCGGCGTCGTCGCGCCGATACATCGCGTGGATGAACTTGTGCTTGATCGTGCCGCCCTTGCCCGTCTTGCGGACTTGTTCCAGCGCCTTGCGGAGCTTTTCCGAAAGGTTGTCCTCGCCAAACTTGTCCGCGGCCTGCTCCGGCGTGAGTTCCATTTCGCGGAACACGGTGGTCACGTTGCCCTCGTCATCCTCGGCAATGCTGTAGGTGCCGACGTCGAACTTGGAAAAGATGAGCGGATGGCTGCGCCCGTTCTGCACATAGAGGCAGTAGGTGCCGAAGATGGAGTCGTCGAAATAGGTCTCGTGGATTTCGCTGTAGAAGTTGCTCGTCGCCAAGAGAAGCTGGGCGATCTCGGAACACTTGGCATACCACTGCTTGGCCTTGTCGCTGGTCACCCCGCGCGGCGGCTCGTAAACAAACCACCGGCTGTCGGCGGGCGTGATGTAGGCCAGTTGCCCGTTGGCCAAGGTGGCCGCGCTTTGCATCGCGGTGGAGTCGAACAAGACGTCATGCCGCGAGGTGTCGGGCATTGACCGCTTGGCGCTGATCTCGGCCTTGCGCGGCAGGCAAAACTCGGCCAGTTCCTGCCACACCGTGTCCCACGGCGCGCGCTCGCTTGCCAAGTCTTGGTGGCGCATGAGCACCCACTCGGCCAGTTGCACCTTGTCCTTCACAGTTCGGGGTGGTTGCTCACGATGAGGAAGATGACGACCGCGCAAAGGCAGCAGGCAAAAAGGAGAAGGTCGTCCACGCTCATCTTTTGACTAAACCGTCAGCCAAGCAGGCTGCTTGCGCCCGTGGCTGGATTGGTCGGCGCGGTATAGCCTCCGGTTTCTCCGGCAAGGATGCTCTTGCGGTAACCTTCCCGCTTGGCCGCGTTTTGGCGCTCCTGCTGGGCGGCTTCCGAAGCGTTCATGTTCTGCGCCTCGGGCGGCGGGGGCGTGGGCGGCGGTGGAGGAGGCGGTGGAGGAGCCTCGGGCATCTTGGGCATCTCGGGCATGGGAGGCATCTCCACCTTGGGCGGTTTGGGAGCTTTGCCGCGCCCGCCCCCGCCAAAGTGACAGCGCGTCACAAGATCAATGGGACTGTTTAGGTAGGTTCGCATATTTGTGGAAAAGTTTGGCAGTGGAGAAAAACGACAACGCATCGCCGGATCGCTCCCATGCGATGAGCGGAAGATAAAAAGGCATGTGGGTCAAAAGTTTTTTGACTAAACCGCACAGGCCGCGCTCCTCGCGCAAGGCAAAGGCGTAGACATACCAAGTGTCCCACGAGGACGGTGTGAAGGCGCACCACACATCGTTGATCGCTTCCTGCGGAGCCTCGCTGCACACCGGCCTTCCCATGAGGAAGTATTCCGGCGTCGAATAGACATAGCCGTGGTGCAGATGCGCGGAGAGGTCTTCCTCAAAGGTGCGCGGGCTGTCCGCGGTGTAGAGCATGAGGACTTTGTTGAGTGCGCTCATCGCCGTACCACCGTTCGCCGTTCGCTCCAGCCGACATCGCGCAGGCCGGTCACCACCACGGCGGGTTCCCGCGGCGCGGTGCCGGTCTTGATCATGTTGGCCGCGTCGGCCTCGGCCAGCATGCGAAGGGCGTCGGCGGCGTGGGAGGCCCAGTTGTGCACCGGCTCGTGCACCACGATGCCGGTCGTCGAGGCGCGTTTGTAGGCGTAGTTGCTCAAAGCAGTCAGCCCGTGCTCGCAGTGCGGCAGGCGGAAGGTGAAGCGCGGCAGCATTTGCTGGAGGCGGTTGATCCCGACCCAAATGTCATGGCAGCGCGGGACAATGCGCGTGTTGTTCAGCCCCGCGGCACGCAGTTCCTGCTCGTCGCTGCGACCGCTCGTGTTCTTCTGCGCGCTGGCATCGTGAGGCAGATAGTGGCATCCGTAGTTGTAGCCCTTGGCGGTCATGCGCGCCACGCGCTGCACCGGAGTCAGTTCCAAGTCCATGTCCACATCGATGACCCGCACCTCGTTGCCCGCGACCAGTTGCCAGTACCACGTCACGGTGTTGATCGGTGACCCGATGTCCCACGAGGTGTGCACCGGCACGCTCTCGTCGATCTTGAAGGCACTGATCGCGCCCGCGGCTCGCAGCTTGTCCAGTTGCGGGGCATAGATCGCCCCCTCGACCGGCGACTTGAAACACTCCTCCACCGTGGTCGGAAACTCGCGGAAGATAAACATGCCAAGCTGCTTGGCCTGCCGGTCATACCACAGCCGTTGCTGGGGCGTGAAGGTGTGGCCGGTTTCGGCCTGCATGGCGTCCAAGTAGTCGCTGGTCACCTTGCTCACCGTGGCCACATCGCCTTGCAAGACGTAGGTCGGGTCTTTCCACCACGGGAAAAAGACGACCCTCCAGTCTTTGTTCGTCTTCTGCGCGTCGGGCGTTTCCATCGCCTGCTTCACAATGTCCCACAGATGCCCCCCTCGCCCGCCTTTCCATGTGGTTTCGATCACGATGGTGCCATGCTCCGCGGACGGGATCGCGCCTGTGAGGATTTCTTCGCTGCGCTTGGGGTCATCCGCTTGGATCACGCCCCACTCGGACAAGTGCAGCCAGTTGTTGGTGCCGCCACGGGCGCGCAGACCGGCAAAGAACGAGGACGCGGCGTTCTTGTTCACGCTCACTTCCAAGATCGAACCGCTGTCGCGCACCTTTTCGATGTGTTGCAGCGTGCCCGCGGGGAGATTGTCGAGCGCGACCTTGGCAATCGTGGCCAGCTTTCGCTCGGCGTCCGCGGCGGTCTGATCGACCAGCGAGCACTGGGTGCCCGCGTTCCAGAGCATCTGATCGGTGAGCAGGACGTCGAGCGCGGTGGACATGCCCAACCGGCGGGCCTTCAAGATGATCAGCCGCTTGCAGCCCTCAAGGAACAGCATGTCGTAGACGCGCTGCTGCTCCGGTCGCGGGACAAACTTGATCAAGCGGCCATCGTCGGCGCGCTTGATGAAATAAAGGTTGGCCAGACGCCACAAGGGGTCGGCCAGATCGGCGTTGCTAGGCACGGGGGCGCGGTTGGTCTGGACTGTTCACCGTGTTGTTGAGCAGGGCTTTGACCGGATCAGTGACGTCATGCTTGACCTCCTGCTTGTCGGGTTCGGCCAAGCCAAGGAGCTTGACCAGTTCGCGGACGGCTCCCGTGGCCGCGGCACAGTCCTCCTTGCTCATGGCCTTCTCGTGGATGCGCTCCAGCTTCTCCACGGCGCGGGTGATCATGGTTTCCTTCTGCCTTGCCCGTGTTTCGCGGGCGATGGCATTGGCTCGCTCGACATAGCTTTCCGCGGTGCGCCTGCACACTTTGAACTCACCGCAAATAGACGCAATAAGGTCAGAGTAGCGACGGCCTTCCAGAACCCAGTCGGTCACCACGCTGACGCGGTGTTCAAGTTCAGAATCGGAGGTGATGGGCATGCGCTCGTTTTACTCTGATGGTCAAATGTTTAGTCTTGACCCAGTCTTGACTAAACCCCCTTAACTATCCCCCTTACTTGCGTCACCATGTGTATTCCCGCGGTGCGATCAGCTTGAACTCGCTGACCGGAATGTGCACCACGGGTTCCTTGTCCGGTTCCCACCGCACCTTGTTCGGCACCATGTAGCCCACCGGATACGGCTTGCGCTGGATCATCATGTAAAAAATCCCCTCCATCCATTCGACGCAGAACGCGACCGGCAACAGATCGGTCATCTGCATGGCGTGAACGTATTTCTGCGCGCTCCATGTCAGCGTGTTGTATTTATGGATGGAAAGGAGTTCGCCGTCTTTGTCCTTGCGTTGCCGCGCCTCGGCAAAGGCCACGGCACGCCCGTTCCGAAACAGCACAGCATCCACGCAGTAGGCTTTAGAGCATGGAGCGGCCTCGCACTTGAAATGCTCGGCGGCGGTGCGGATGATCCGCTCCTCCACCTCGCGGTGCTGTGCTGTCTCAAAGAGCGGCATCAGAACGGAATATCGTCGTCCGCTTCGTCAGTTGTCCGCGGTGCCGCCGGTTTCGGCGCGTTGTAGCTGCCTTGCTCCTTGGGCTTCCACGGCGGGCCGACCTTGATCGACAGGAACTCGTTGCCAGCCTTGGAGGTTTTCTCCCAGATGCTGATCTCAAGTTCTTTGCCGTCTACGTTGAGCGGCCCGCTCCATGTCGGCGCGTTCTCGCTTTTCTTTTCCCTGCGGAATGCTGCTCCGCGGTTGGTTTCATCGTATTGCTTTTGCATGTGTCGTTGGTGTTGGTGTTTTGGATGTCCAGCGTCCCGTTCGGGAGCACTGAAAGTTGGTCGCTGCGGAAGTGAACGATTGCGCCGTCGCGCTCCATCGCCACCGTCCAGATGTCGTTGGCGAAGTTGCTCTCGCGGCTGACAATGAACGCCCAGCCGTAACCCAGCGGCGTGTTGACGGGGAACGGGTGCTGTAGTTCCAGCATCATGGGAAAATGTGGCGGTGGCTGGGCTTCGCCACATTGGGCCGCGCACCTTGCGGAGCGACGGCACCACCGCCCACTTTGCTGCTGTCGGCCTGCGGCCTCGCGGGGCCGCAATTTGAAGACCAGAAGCCGACACTTGGATCACGCAACGGTGACGCCTTCCACCGCAACGGGCGTTCGTGATGCCTTCCGCGTCTGGACGCACAGCAAAAAAATGCAGCAGG